TTGCTGACGCTGTTGGCCACCAGTGCGTTACGCACGTTCTCGTTCACATAAGCAGCTAGCGTCTCTTGTGCCACTATGTCAGCGTCGTTGCTTGACTGCTGAATGTTAATGCGGTTCTCAGTAATCTGGCTCAGCAGGTACTGGTAGATGCGGGGTATCCCGATGTTGTGTACGCCCAGCTTTTGAGTAATAAGCCCTGCCGCCATGGCTATGGCTCCTAGGCATGAGTAGAACCGGTCCGCCGCAGTAAGGTTCAAGTCGGCGTCAATCTTGGCTTGCATCTTGAGGCAGAGGTCAAGGGCCTTCTCTGGGTTCTTGACTACGTAGTCAATAAAGATTGGCCCTGCCACGCCATAGTTGTGCTCTAGCTGACTAAACACGGCGTCAATTTCTGCTTTGGTAGCGCCGGTATATCTAGGCACCAGCATCTCAAAGGTTCGGCTTAGCTCCCCGTTGGAGGTTGCCTTGAGCTGCATAAGCTTGTCTACAACGGACGCATTAGCAGAGGATATTGTTACTCCCATCCACGTCGTAAAGTTTAAGCGTAGCGTATTGGTCTGCGCGTTCATGCGGTTTTTACCGCGCCCGTTGGTTACCCCGTACGCCAGTGCCGACAGGTTCTCTGGGGTCTCGTTAGTAATCTCGTCAATGGTGTTAGCGATGTTGTTCATCATGCCCAGCATGTGTATCTTAGCTGCGTATGTGTCGTCTTGTTTGTTTAGCAGTTTGTCAGGATGCCCAAAGATAGAGTTGACCATCATCTGCGCTGTACTTTTGCCAGAGCCTGAACCGTTTGACTTCAAATGCACCAAGGCACCCTTGACTGCGGTTCCGCCAATAAACTTCAGCAAGGGGGAGCCAAAGCCAAGGAACAGCGTCAGTGCATGCGCTTCAAGCCCCGGACGGTCGTAGAAATTGGCCATGCTCTTCCATGCCTCTAGAGTGCCCGTAGGTTTGAAGAACGACGCCAGTTGGCGTGTACCACTAGCAGGGGGTGCGAGTTTGGTACCCATGGGGGTGTACTCTAGCTCCCCAACTACAAACCCTTGGTTGTCGGGCGTCCAGCCCATCTGGTTTCGGGTCTTGTTGGCAGCGACTTGGTTTTGCAGTTTACGAATGGAGGATGCGAAATAGGCCATGATTGCGTCAATAGTTTTGCCGTAGGCCACCACCCCGTTTTTAACGAGAAGGCTCCGTAGCTTGTCAGTGGTAAAAACATCTTGGGTAGTGGTAAAGAACCGGCGTACCCCATCATGCGGTAGGTGCAGGTTGATGCCAATCATCTCCCCATCCCCGTTGCCGTGCTCATCAGAGTCAAAGAACCGTTCGGTTATGTACAGGTCTTGCCTGTAGATTTCAATGTCTTCCTCGTTACCGTCAGCATCGCGGCGCTTTAGGAATACGCCGCCCTTGGCCCCACGAAAATAGGGGAAGGGGTACTCAGGCACCTTCAGCAAGACGGACGGAGACTCGCTATCTTCAGGCTTCTCAATCAGGTACATGCCCTCTACGACTTCAGCTTGCTCTACGTACTTACCAAGACCGATAGGGGAGGTGCCTTTATACGCGCAGCCTGCACAGAGCGCACCGTGGTTGTCACGATACCACTCGCAGGTATAGGGGCCCTTAGTATCAATCGCCTTGGCATCAGTACCACCAGCGGTATAGCCGGGGTGCTTCTTAGACAGGTCGTGGATAGCCTTGGCTCCATCTTCGCAACGGTAGGCAATGGACAGCGCAGCACGCCACAAGGGTTCCTCTAGCGTAGCTGCATTCACTATGGCGTGCTTGATCTGGGCACAACCCTCATCCTTAAGGCTCTTGACAGCTATTACCCGAAACTTGGTCTTAGGGTACTCGCCGCCCCCAAGGTCAAAAGTTATATTGTCTTGACCAAACGCCTTAGCTGCGGACAGGTCAAGAGGTGCCGGGGGCAGATGGGCAACAAACACCTCCAGCGTAGAAGGTATGCCGGAGTGAACAATTTGTATTGGGCGAGCCAGCCCTTGCTTAAAGTTTGAAGTACCGGGGGTACGCAAGATGCGTACACAATCCGCAGTTACCGCTGGGTCGGCATGTAGGTTGTGCTGTGTGCACAACCGCTTAAGAGATTTGGCGTGGCCTAGCCACACACCTACAGGCAGGTCTTCGGTAAGAGGCCAGTACACATGCAGGCCCCCGCCTGAGTTAACAACGGTGGGTTCAGGGAGTTGGGTGGTAAGTACAAAACTTCTCAGCGCTTGCGCGGCGGCAGCTTGGTCGGCATAGGGTTTACCCGTGCCGCAATCCAAGTCAAGAAAAAATGCGCGAAGGAATGCAGCGTTCTCAGCCTTGCGGCTAGAACCATCAGTAAACGTAGCCAGTGCGAAGTATGCATCTACCCCGGAACTCGCTAAGCCTGTGCCTACCGCATCAACATCATCAATCGTCGCATGAAAGTTTTGCTTTACCAACCCATTGCGAATACCCACCGTGCAGTACATACCCTGTGTGGGCAGTACAGATGATAAAAAATCAGTCATATAGCTTCACGGTGTAGCTAAAAAGAAAGAGGTGGTGGGTCTCCCCACCACCCCGCCGGGCGAAGTTACTTAAGCTTGGTTAGCTTGGCAAGTACTTCAGGTATGGCGCTGTATTGCAGCCGCCGAGGTTCAGTCTCTGCTACCAACCAGTTGTACACCGTAGCCCGAGTCACGCCAAACATATCAGCCACCACCGCAATGGGGGCTTCGCTGTCAAGGCACGCCTGTGCTAGCCGCTGGACATCACGCAGTTGGTATCGTTTTGCCGCCTTCACCCGGCGGACAAACGCAGTGCTGTAACCTCGGTCGCTGCTGGCCATTATTCGTCTACCGACCAATCACTGAGGATGTCAGCGACGTTCTTCGTAGCGGGCGCAACGGCAGCGGGTTTAGCCGAACTACGCTTAACTGGCTCAATAGTCTCCACCGTTTCAGCAGTTGCTTTGCTGGCTTCAGAGAACTGAGGTGGAGGCGAAGTAAAAGCCGAAGGCAGCGCAATGGCGTTGGCCGCATCCTTGCTAGCTACCATCTTGAACTCCACAGCTTGCTTGGCTTCTTCCGAATCGCCTTGGGCCTTAGCAATCTCCCACTCAGGGCGAGTCAGCGGACGCACGGCGCGAAACTTCATGACCGGCACCGCTTCGCTTGTGTCAAAACGGGCTTCCGTAACCAGCCCCGTGATGGGCAGGCCATGACCCGACAAGAACTTACCATACGCTTGCAGGGGCATCTTGTCACCCTCAGCCCGACCGAAGTAAGACTTAGCAGGAACTTGCAGGCGGTAGATGTTGCCGCCAATGTCGTTCTCCAACGTCACCGCCAAACGCTTGCTGTAACGGCATGCGCGGGACTTGCCTTCGCCGGAGCCTTCAATGTTCTGTTTGCAGGTAGTGCAGCTAGAGCTTTGAGGGTTTAACACCTCTTGATTGGGCACAAGGCCTTCAGCCGACCAGCAGGAGGGCTTAACGTTGGCACCCTCTTCGTACTTGCCTTCGTAGAACGTGCGGGACACTCCCTTGCTAGCAGCCACAATAACGAAGTTCATGGCGCGGTCTTCGTTTTTGGAAACTTCTTCACCGCCGACGATCATGCGCCACACGCCGCCTTTGATGGATATTTGTTTACCGCCAGTACCGCCGGTAATGTCCTTGAGGGTTTGGTCATTGATGTCACGCAAGAAGTCGGGGATAGCGGCACCAGAAGAGAAAAGAGTCATATTGCTCATGGGGATTCCTATAGATTAATTAGAGGCACGACGAACGGTGATTGAGTACTTGGACTCAACGTTAACACCCTCAGGCAAAAGGTCTGGGTTGTCCTTCAGGAAATCCTTGAAATTGCCTTGAGCAATACGGCGTTCCAAAAGTTCAGGCACCCCCTGCGCGAGAATGAACTTGTACATACTGTCCCAGTTGCTGGTCCAGTATCGGGTCTTAACAGACCGTGTGAATGAGCCTGCGGAGGTCTTGCCTCCGTCTTGGCCTGTAGCTTTGCAGATTTCCAAAAGCTCTTGCTCAATGATATCGAGCTGGTCATCCAACGCCTTGATGGCGTCTTCCATCTCTTTAGTTTTTGTTGCCTTGGCGTCACGTATCTTGACGTACACCGAGACTAGTTTGTCAGCGTCCATAGATTAGGCTGCTCCATTGTGTAACGACAGGCATGTGGTTGTGCGCTTTGGTTGGCACTACTTTATCCATCGGGTGTACCCAACCTAACTGCTTAAGTACCCTGACCCCTGACACCCATACGTTAGGGTGCAGTTCTGCTGGGCGAAACACCAAGCGGTTAGCGCAGTGCTCTTTGAACTCATCGCCAAGCACGACCGGCTTTGTAAGCAGCAGGTCTTCAGCGGCAAGTAAGTACTTTTCTACAAAGTCAGGTGCTACAGCAAATGCTTTTGCCCAGCACTTGTCGGCGAGCTCCATAGCATCGTCCATTCGTTGTGACATATCGGTTCTCCAGTTGACTTACGTTGAATAGAAAGGAGTGGGGGTTGCCCACAATTCAGATTATACACTGTCTAATCTAGTCGTCAAGTATTTGTTTGTACAGGTCGACTAAACCTTGGTGCAAATCTATGTTGCTCTGCAACATTGTGTACATCCGGCGCTCCACAGGGCTGCCCTGCAGGTGCGTTACCGTGACGTGATTAGTTTGCCCAGCCCGGTGGGCCCGGGAGTTAGCTTGTAGGTAAATCTCCGTAGATGATACAGGCCCCCACCACACAATTTGGTCCGCTTTTGTTAGGGTAATCCCGTGGGCCGTGGCTTGTGGGCTAAGCAAAAGTATGCGAGGGTCGTCCTCAGTTTGGAACCGCTTAATGATGTCCGCCCGCTGGTTGGGGGGCATGCCGCCTTGGATAGCTTCTACGCTGTAACCGTCCTTGGTGAGCGTGTCACGCAGCATGTCCAGCGTGTGCCTGTACGGCACAAAGATTAAT